TTCGCCATTTTAATTATTATTTATTGTTAATGTAATATGCTGTCCTTTCACTTACAGACAGTTTATTTAAGTCAACAGTAGAACTAAATTGTTCGCCTTCTGGATTGTAATTAATACCTTCCGTAGCAGGTTCGCCACTTAATTCAACTATTTTACTTTTTAATTCTTCTATTTGAGTCATAAGTTCACCTATAACTTCGTTAGACATTTCTGTCTTATCTTCTTCTACCTCCTCAGTAGCTTCTTCTTCTTTTACTTCTTCTGATAATTCAGCACTAGCTTCTACTTTATCAGCTTTTAAATCAGCTACAGCATCTTCAAGATTTTTGATTCTCTTTTCCATACCTTCCCAATCAGCAACATCAGCTTCTTCAGCTAATTCTTCTTCTTTAGATTCTTCAGAAAGTTCTTCTTCTGACGCCTCAACATCTTCAGCTTCTTTTTCTTCTCCTAAGTCTAGGATTTCAGATGAATCACCGATTGTTAATTTATTTCCGTTTTCCATTGTATAATTTCCTGCCGATAATGGCTCTGCTTCTCCGTCATCACCAATAGCAAAAACTTTAGATCCGATCATAAATTGCTCATCTTCTGTAGCAACTACTCTACCGTCATCTAATTTCATTTCAGCGTAGAATTTTACGCTATAAGATTTAGCTTCGTTTTTCATTTTTAATAAGTTTAATATAGTTTCTAGTGTTCCCATAACATTAATAAATATAAATTGTTAATAAGTGTTTACTTCTTTATCGTTTTACTGTTCTATTTTTGATAGCTGCACAGACTTTAGCGGCAGTTTCTTTATTGCCATACTCTTTGATTTGATCTCGCATACATTCATCCCAAGAATATTTTAACATAGCTTTACGTTTTGCATAAGCAACATATTCTAGCATCTTGTATTTTTTCTTTCTCTTTTTTCTTCCTGTTTCACTATGTTCTTCTCTCATTGTAGCAGAAGAATGATCGGCACAAGGCATAAATAATTTAACGCCATCAACATTATGAGCATGAGATCCTTTGCAACCTTTAAACATTTCAGCATATATTTCAGCTTCTTCTTTTGTTCTGAATAATGGCTCTCCGTCTAATGCTCCTACAGGACTTAATTCATTTTGTAATATAACATCTTTGATTTTGCCCATTAAAACCTCATCAGGACATTCTTCGCAAACCTCGTCTAATATATCTACTTGTTTAGATGCTTCAATTAGCTTATCTGTGAAGTAGCCCTCGATACTAAAACCGCGAACTTCTTTATTTTTGATAGCCTCCCATATTTCAGGATTATTCTCTGCACTTACTTGAACAAACCACGTTCCGATTGGAAGATTCTTAAATCCCCATAGATTTGATTTGTCATATTTTTTATCTTCCTTAATCCACGATTCTACGACAGTTAATCCTTGTATTGGATCTTTGTGTTCTAATGTGTGATTATTGTTGTTTAGACTAGACATAAATAGCTTCTGTGCTTGTTTAATAGTTTCTTTAGTAAAGAATACGTCATATTCTTCGTTAGTTTCCTTGTCTAGTCTTGGAATTTTTTTATCAGGAATAAGTATTGCTCCGACTAATTGTTTCTTTTCTTCATCTGCTTTTGCTAATGATAGAAAGTCATTGTTGAAAAAGACGAAGTTTTCTTCTATCGCAGGAAACTTAACCACGCTGATTGCGTCAACGCCAAACATATCTGCTGTTTCGTCTATGATTAATTCTATAAGTTTTTTCTTTTTTGCCATAACACTAATAAATATAAAAGTTTAATTTTTGTTTACAATGTAGCTTGTGTGTCTAGTTCTTGTTGTAATGCTTGACTATTGCTAATATCATTTTCTACTACATAAGCCTGGACTGTTGTATCGCCACCTACTGTCGGCTGATCTACAGCTTCCATATTAGGCACTAATGGTCCTATGCCACCTGCTGATGCTTGAGAAGGTGAAGGCATTGATACATCACTTCCTCCTCCACCACCACCACCGCCAGGCACTTTAGCAAATACTGACTTAGCTTGTGCAATACCTGCTAATACAGTTGCAACACCTGAGAATATAGCACCTAAGTTTGCAGGAAACGGAACACCTGCTCCTGCTGCAATAGCACCTGAAATACCTCTAGCAGTATCAATTAATATTCCTGCTAATGCTGCCGCTTTTGCTGTCTTAGTTCCCTCTCCTGCTAATTGCCCTACTGATGATAATATATCTTTTCCTGAACTAACGATCATGGCTCTACTTGCATCTTCTCTAGCTTTTTGTATTGCTAATAAATCTGCTGCCTTTTGATCTTCTATTGCTTTTAACTTGTCCGCCTGTTCCTGTGCTAATGCTAATTCTTTTTGTCTAGCTGCTTCTTCAGCATCTAATTGTTTTTGTTTAGCCTCTAACTCTGCTTGAACTTCATCTGCCTGTTCTTGTTCTAAGGCTTTTAGGTTTGTTAATTGCTCTGATCTTTGCCCTGTAATTCTTTCGTCTAAGTCTGCTAGTTCTGTTTTAGCATCAATAAGGGCAACTTGTAAATCTATATTATCTTTGTTCCTGGACAATTCTAATTCTGCTAATGCTACTTTCTTTTGAGCTAATGCCTGTTCTTTTGCAAATTGCTCGTCTAGTATTCTGCCTAATTCTTGATTAGCCGCAATACGTTCTTCAAATGTTAAACTTATATCATCTCTAATTTGTCTTTGTAGTTCAGCATCTTTTTGATAGACTAATTGTAATTGCCTTTGATTTGCCTCTGCTAATTTTACTTCGTTTCTAAGTCTAACTAATTCCTTTGCAAACCTTACTGTTTCTTTTGCCGATTCTTTTGCGTTTTTAATAAAGTCTTTTAAACTTTTATTATTACCTACTACCGCATCTTTAACACCGTTAAAAGATTCTGCTGCTAAATCCCCTGCTTCTTTAAATTCGCCCTTTAAAACCTTACCTACAGCTTTTCCTAATAAACCTATGCCTTTTACTACTGAGACAATAACTTTTCCTATTTTATTTAATACATCACCAAACACTGCTATTCCTATATTAAAGGAATCTAGAATTTTTTGATTTGCACTAAATTTATCTGCTAAAAATTGTAATGCGCCTATGACAGCACCAATACCTATTGCCTTCCAAGCTAGTCCAATGCCCTTGAATCCTGTAGCTAATGAGCTTGTCCCTTGCGCTGTTTTTTGAGACGCTTTAGTTATATCCCCTAATTCCTTCTCTATTGCATCTAGTCTTTTTAGCGCTTCTTCAGCATCTAATTCTATTTTTACTGTTTTTACTTGCGCCATATTATTCTAATTATTTGCTTAAACATTCTTTTAAAACTTGTGTGGTATTCTTCCATACCATAAGCAAAGTCTAATTCTTTGTCTTTATATTGCACTAATTGTAAGTGATCTATTGAAGGCACAATTAGTTTGCTCGTTGATTCTATATATTTTTTTAATTCCATATTAAATAGTTTCCGTCTTGTAGTGTTATTTGTCTATAATTTTGCCATAATGCCCATTTCTCCTGCCAACCTCTTTTCATATTGAACACTTGGTTTACGTCCATTTCTACAGATAGTTGCCATACTCTGTTTGTGTCTGTTTGGCTATCATCTAATCCAAAAGCAATAGCACCGCCAACAATAGAGATATAAAGAGAACACGCACTAGATGATCCTGATTCTTTAAGTGAAAACTCTGCGTGTCCACCTGCTGTGCCTAATTGCTCTATTATAGTTGTCTTTTTAAATGCAGTATAATAAGCAAATGCTTCTGTAGTTCCTATTGGATATGTAGTATTGCTTCCACTAACTACTGTAGATATTCCTTTTACTCTTATAAGCACATTAGCTGAATCAGGAACAACAAGGCTATGTGCTTTTTTATCTCCGTCTGGATAGGCATATCCTCTAGTATTACCAACTGTAAATCCTGATAATACTATCCTATGACTTTCTCCGTTTATTTGAGGAAATTCTTTTATTTTAGTTCCATATTTAATAACTACATCATTACCAAATAAAGGCATTAAATTATTACTGTATTTACTTCTATTAGTTCCTACAATCATTGGATAGTTAAGTCCCTCTATTTTACCTGTAATAATGCTTTTTAAATTTTTACTCGTAAATCCTCTTGGTGCTATTATATTTTTCATAGGGATTGAAAGACTATCTGTAGCATAGGCACATACACCCAAGCCAAGATAAGTAGCACTTGTCCCTGTATATGCAGTAAAACTTCCCCCTGCACATTCACAGCATTCTGCGGTAGTAAAAAGGCTTAAAGGTAAAGAAAAGCTGCAATCAGGATCAGTAGAAGGACACCATATAAACATATCAGAAAATACATTTTGTGCTGTAGTGTTATCTGCTACTACATAATTACAATCCACGCAAGTAGAAGAATATATATCAATAGATTTTAACAAAGTAACTTTAGTAGATGCTTGTCCACCAACTTGATAATTACTTATATTAAGAATACGCCAATAAGCATCTTTGATAAAAATTTCATCATTAAACTTAAAGTTAAATATATCTACTTCATTGAGATTCAAATAACATTCCATTATTCTAGCCTCATCACTATATATTTGATTTAAGTATTGCGTCCAATAAGAATAGTATAAGCTATTATAACTGATTGTGCTATTATTATTAATGCTTGAATTAAAAACTGATAATTCAGGAACTACAGGCGGGGCTTGATTCCAATATAAAGACTTAGTGTCATTTGATAATGCAGCTAACCCTGTAGTGGCACTAGCAGTTATATTATAAGGTGTGCATAAAGGATATGTTGTAAAAGCATGTGCTGTCCACGTTCCAAACATATACTGCGGGTCTAGATTAGATGAATAAGTCCATTGATGAAAATGTATAGTTGCAGCTGTTGATCCTGTTGTGCTTGAAGTTCCTAGTATTGGCGTAGGAACACCACTATAATAGAATAGCTTAGGTTTAGTAGTGGTTAGTTCATTTTCATATCCCGTGTTTCCTCTCTTATACGAAAACTCATATTGAACTGCCATATTTCCTAAGTTTGTAGGAATAGAATCATCATTACTAGCAAATACTTTTTGATTTATGTAAGGTGCAAATACAGGACTGTTTTTCATTTCGCCTGATGCAAATTCATTATTAGTATCTCTAATGTTTATATTACCATAGACATTTTTATCAGGTAATTCTTCTTTAATACTTTTATTCATTAAATCCTCATCTTCCAAATCACTAAAAGTTATCTGTCTTTTTTGAATAGAAGTAGTGTCTTTAACTATAACCTCTTTATCAAGGTCTAATTTATCAGTCCAAAACTTTTGTGTTCCTGCTGATAAATAGTCATTGTAAGGCTCTATAATTAAATTGTTTTGATCGTCAGGATCAGGCACAATAACCAAATTAAATCGTTCTATAATGTCCTTTAAAAATGCTTTTTGTGTTAATTTATCATCTATACAAAAAGGTATATTAACTGTCTGATTATATACATTACTATCGTATCCGTCCCAAGAACAACTTATCTCATTATATAGCCCTGCAAATATATAATTAGACACAGCACAAGTCCCTGAATTATCTGAAAAAGCTATACATTTTGAAACGCCTAGCTTAACAGATGCCTCAAAATTAGTATTGGCTTTCATCAGTAAAGAGAATTTAACCTGTATAGATACTGATTGATTTAATTGAACACCTGCATATATATCGTCACCTATTAGGCTAATTTGATCGTCAAAATAAAATGCAGAATCCGCACCCATAACAACCAAATCCTGAAAATTAATCTCATAATCAAAGTATTGTAAAACATTCCCTGTTGTATCTACTAGCCTATAATGAACTTTTATATTATTATTATCAGGATCATCCGTGCAGGCACAATTCGTGCAGTTATATTGGTCAACAGGCTGGAAATTGCTGAAAGCAGCAACATATCTCATCCTTAATGCTAATTGGTTATGATCTGTCTTTGTGAATGTTTGCGTTGTCGTGTCCCATAAAGAATAGGGATCATAAGGTGTTGTATATCCTGTTTCAGGAGAAGTTGTGTCGGCAGTAATAGTCATCCAATCTGTGCCTTCCCAAGAATTAAGGGGACTATCACTCTCACAAGTAACAAAATTCGTGCCAACAGGCATTACAAATTCTGCAAAATCTTGTGTATTTGATCCTACTATCATAGCCCCTGTTGCCTGTCCTGGCGTATTAATTATTTGGGGACAAGGATTTTGAGTATGATTTCCTGTAGTCATAAATAGTTTACAAAAATATCCACCGTCTGCTGATGTTTGATCTATGAATGTAGAAGTATAACTAAAACCCGCTTTTGCTATTATTCTTTTAAATAGTTCTTTTATTTGAATGGCAGGACGAAATTGTGTTATCGGAACAGTATAATACATAGGTGGAATATCTCCCTCGTCTAAATCATTAGGATCGAAAGCATCTATTTGTGCCTGTGTTAAATTAAGGTATTGCCCACTATTTTCACCTAAATAGTAAAACTTAGGAACTGTAACAGACATAGGATACATAACTTTTTGCACTTGTCCGTCAGCATCTCTTAATGACGATCCTTGCGATCCGTCAGCATTAACCGCATAGAAGTCTGTAGCTGATCCGTCCCACGATTTAGATAAATTAGATGCAGTATAAGTATGATTTAAGTCTGAACTATAACTAGGAACACCATTAGAATCTACCGATCTAAAAACGTCCCTTAATAAATTGCTTCCTATTATATTAAATAAGTCAGCGGCACTAGACATTAATACTACTTCGTAATAGCCACCTTTTTGATATACTGCTCTTAACTGTATAACACCTTCAAATTGAGGTATAGTTCCAACATATAAAACAGCATTAAGTCTTGTTCTAGTATTAAAGACTAAGCTAGATAGATTAACGTCATACCAATTCTGAAAAAACTCATTATTAGCCTTAGTAAAAGGCAATTTAAAGGTTTGAGAATAATTAGCTTTTCTTTTCTCAGGCTCTCTAATATCAGCAAACTGATAATTTAAGGATATATTAGGTGCTTCTTGTAAATCTAATTCATAAGTTGCATCAACAGTATCAGCACTTGTTTTTTTTCTATATGCTACTAGCCTTACTTTACTCATTATGAATTTGTATTAAGTGGATTAGCGTATTGTATCTTGATAGTATATTGAATTTTCATTCCGTCATTAGCTTGTGTTTTTCTAGCAAAGCTACTTTCAGTAATCATAACAGGAACAGTATAAGTAGTATCAGGATTTTCAATCATTTCAACTCTAGTTGATTTAATTAAGTTTTCTAATAAATCTGCATCTTGTTCTGTGATCCAGTCTGTATTTAGTGTTTCTTCTACTACTGCTGTTGTCTGTCTAGTGTTTTTCCCTCTACCCCAATTTTCATATGTATATTTTTCATCACTATAATTTCCTAATAATGTCGAATAATTATTGCGTTCTACCTTTACTGTCTGACTAGATTTTTTATTAAAGTTAAAATAGTCATAACAACCTAAGCTATTACGCCACGCTAATCTTCTAACTTTAAAATCCTTACAGCTGCTACTTTGTTTATAGAAATAATAGAATTTTGTCATAAGCCCAAAACTTCCATTATATCCTGCTATTCTATAATATGACCACCCTGAAAAATTAGACGGCTTTGCTGCTCCTGAACTTGTTCCTGCACTACTAAAAGCATCAACAGTAGATGTTTCTAGGTTTTTCGGTCCGCAACCAAAATAGATCAATCGTTCAGGGTTAGTGTTCACTTCTGTGTTTGGCGTTGCTCCACCATTGGCATTTGTATTAGCTATGTATTGAACATTTCCTATTGCTGCTCCTGCGGAATCATAATAAGTAATTCCTATCCAATCTATATCAGAACTAAAATTAGTATAGTCATTCAAAAATGCTATTGTATGGTAATCATCTTCATTAACATAGTTTCTAATTACATTAGCAAGGTTCTGATCTGTAGTGGCTTGGCAGTCGCTTAAAAATAAATCACTAGAACTACTACCTTGATATGCCTGAAAAGCAATTCCCTGAACATAGTCTGTGTCTGTATCTCTAGCAGTTTCTAATGGTAAGGAAGCTGCCATATAATATAGATCATCTGTTACGCTAGGCGTGTCATCATCTGCAGGAGATTCACTAGCTGCTCCTGAATAGTTTTGATAGCCTTTTACTCTAACGCCTAGTATTTGTGTTTTAGTTGTAGTATTGTCACCATAATACTGAGTGTTGTCCCCATTGTGACTATATATTTTTGCAACTGTGTTTGCTCCTACTAAATGAATACTTTTATATGGTGCTGATGTTGTGTTTTGATCGTTAACAGTATCTACTAATAAGCTATTAACAATACTTCTTAAATCAAAAAATGCTCTTGCCCTTTGTGTTCCACCATTATTATCATCTTTAAATCCGTTTCTTCTTTGTCTTACTTTAGCTACTAGCATTGACGCTGTTGTTCCTAATTCTGAATATACCTCTAATACTAACTTAAAATAGAATAATCCACTTATATCGTCATTATATAACATATAACCGATAACAGGATTCCAGTTTGTTATCACAGGCACTTTGTCTGCTGTGTTTGTAGCTTCTTGCACAAATGATATATTTCCTAATGCCATACTCTTTTAATTTCCGATTACTAATTCTAATTGTTTTTCTAAATCATTTCCAAATGCTTCTAATATAGCATCTGATTGTTTATTTAATTGTTCTGTAAAAGGCTTACTAAAGAACTGTGTTCTTTCTAAACCTCTTTGTGCTATTGCTCTACCAATAAGGAATGCGGCACTCTTTATATTGTTTTTAGTTTTAGCCATAAACTTTCCGTCAGCTCCTCTTAGCTTTAGTGGTTTGTTTGAAATCCATTTAGCTACAACACCTCTAGCTATATTCTTTTTTCTAAATCTAAATGGACTGCCTTGTCCTCTCATTTTTCCACTACCTTTAAAACCTCCTGATCCTTTTACACCTTCATCTACAAACATCCAATAATCTTCTGCTCTACCAAAATCAAATGTCAATGTAACAGTAGACTTATCAGACGTAACTACATAATCAAACTCATTATATAGAGTGTTAGCCTTTGTAGTTTTCTTTTTTCTTTTAAGAATAGATTTTCCCTCCTTGACAACATTGTTGCCTAGTAGCTGCATTTCTTGTATGGTATTATTTAATTCCATTAATCGTTTGGATCTATTGGTGAAATACAAAGATTGTTCTTGTTGTTTACTTGCATACTTATTGTAGCTGACCACCCTGTCAATAGATTATCAAATCTAGCTGTAAACGGTTCTGCATTGATAGGTAGATTTAATAAGACTTCACTATCTACCCAACTTAAGTCAGGATGCAAATTCTGATGAAACTCATTTATAACGTCTTGCATGATTTGTAGATTCTCACTTAATGTGTCTAATCTACCTAAGCGTTCTTTATTGGGTGCATCGCCTACTTCATCATTTATCATATCTAATACATAGATTGTAAAATTATATGTTAATACGCCTTTATCAATTACTGCTGTTCCTGGCTCTGCATATAATATAACATAGTCTGTAGCACCTAGCTTGTTTATATCCACTTCATCCATAAACCCACTATGAAAGGAATTAATCATATAATGTTTTTCAGCTATTGTTTCTAAATACCCTACTACGTTTCTAAAAGTTATCATAGTTGCTACGTTGTTTATTATTGTAATCTTGTGAGAATGACAAATAAGTCAATACTTCTAAAATTGGCAATCTTGTTATTTTATCTATGTTTAATATATTGTTATTAGCTAAGGAATATAACACATTATACCACCCCCATTTAGAGTGCATTGTTATGCCTTTTGTAGTTTCTTTTCCTGTGCTACTAAATAGCTGTGCGAAATCTTCGCCAATTTTTCTCCTAAATTCAAAAAAAAACCTAGACAACTTAATGCTATATCCATTGGACAATCTTTAAATATTTCTTCTTTAAACTCATCAGGATTGTATTCTTCAATAGCATATCTTTCATTTCTCTTAAAAGTAATTTTCCTGTATAGTATTGACATAATGATATGTAAGTTTTCTATAGGATTTTTACAATAGCTTTCTAAATCAATATATTCTCCTGTCGTAATGTTACTAAGATTAGGACAGAATCCGTATTCTTCCTTGTTAAATGTAAATACCTTTCTAAATTTTTCTTTTTTAGGTTCTGTATCAATCATCTTTTTTACTATGTCCATGATCTCCAATAAATCCTTATAAGCCATTTTCTTCACTACAAATGGTGTAGTATTGCATAATAAAGCTATACTCTTTATAACTTTGTTTTTCTCACTTCCTTTTCCTTCTTGTATTTTTACATATTTCTGATAAGTGTCTATTGTTATATCTGCCCAATTATCAGGTATTGTTAATTTAACTTCTTTCATTACTAATAAATATAAATTATGATTATTTGTTTTTTAGTGCCATTGTTCTGCTATTGCTTTTGCAATACCTGTAAAGGTTTTGCTTCTTAATCTCTGTCTTTCTTTTTTTGATTTACCTAAACAATCTGCATACCATTTAGGATGTGATTTACCACTTTTAAAATAAGTTCTTTCGCCTTTACTAACTATATTTGTTGCAATTAATTTGGGTAAATTCTTTAACCACAAACAAGTAGTTTTAGTTGCTACATCACCAAACATATATGGCTGAATAATTTGGTCTGGCTTTCTTATTTGTGAACTTATACAACTTACAGGATTTTCTATTGCTATTTTTTTTATTGGTGCGTTCATTAATTCTCTAACAAAATCTAAAGCTAATTCTCTATTTTTCCACCTTTCTTTATTTTTAGTTTTATCCTTATTGTATAACCACCTATTACCACTAACTGACAAATAAGTGCAAGGCGGATGTGCTATCATTAAATCATATTTACCACTATATGATTCTTTTATTGCATCACCTTTTATGTGCCATTCTGGATGTCCGCCACTACATTCTAAGATGTCACAACTATATGCGTCAAAACCTAATTTTCTATATTCTTTTGTTATTGTTTGTGATTCTTCACAAGCTATTAATATTTTCATAAAATATAATATTTACCACTATGATTAATACTTAGCTTATTTAAGCATAGATAACGCACCGCATCTACCAAGTGATCGTTTACTTTTACAGGCGTATTTAATACATCCCCATTTTTATCTGTTGCCCATTTATAGCTTCTAAATTCTTTAATAGCATTTAAACTATCTTTAGTTATGTTTAGTTTATATCTACGCATTATATCAATGCCTAAATGTATTCCTGCTCCTTTCTTAGCAGGTTTTATATTAAATCCTTGTCTATATATTTCTTCTATTGATTTAGGCTCTGCTGAATCGCCCACTATTTCTGTAGTTCTGTCTATTCCTAGTTCTTTCATTTTATTGGCTAAGTCAGTATTAGTAAGTCTTTTCTCATATAGCAATTCTCTAATGTATAAGCTGTCATCTAATTGCCTTACTTCTACTAATGCTGTAGGACTATTAGTAAAGCCAAAGTCTAAGCCATATCCAATCAATCTGCCTTGCACATCATCTACTAAATTCCATTGTCTAAAAATCTGTGTAGAAATACTGCCAATTTCCCCCAATCCATAAACACGCCAATACTCAGGATCTAAATCTTTTAATCTTTCAATCTCTGCTATTGTGTCTTTATCTAAAAATGGATTAGCTAGATATGTTGATTTAAAGAATGTGCAATCATCTCTAGTTATTACTTTTTCATATATCCAACTATAAGGATCAGAAGGATTGTAATCTAAATATATCTTTTCTGTAGTTCTTAATATAAGCTGTTGCCAATCTTCATAAGCAAATTCGTTAGCCTCGTTAAGCCATAGATAGTTTCTCTTACGACCTCTGATTTTCTGACTTTGATCGATTGATATAAACTCTAATAAATTGCCATTAAGCATATAAGATAGTTCAGACTTATTATGATTAGCCTCATTATATAGTTCTAGTTCTTTTAGGATATTTAACACATCTCTATATGCTGTTCCTTTAAGGGCAGGTAATGTCTTTCTACATATTGTAAATACCTTTCCTGTTTCTTCTAAGCATTTAACAATAAATAACTGACAAAGCGAATAGGTCTTTGAACTTCGTGTCCCCCCTTGTAAACACGTTATTCGACTATCCGACCTATACGCCTTGTGAAATACATTTGTGCATTTAATCTTTCCCTGTATCAAGTATTTCTATTTTAAGTTCAGTTAATGGTTTTCCACCACTTG